AGTCAACAACTACACCTAATAGATTTGCTAGTGTGGCTGAAGGCTCTTTGTATGGCAATGGGATGATTGAGTTTTTGAGATCTCCGCCTGGGACATCGATGTCCCTAAACTCCCCAGGATTAAGAGGCTCATCATCATTACGAATGCGAACACCACGAGATTTAAAACCAGCCGGAAGATTAGAGAGCGTACCTGCATCAATTAACTGCCTTAAAATTGATGTGGCTGCACGAGACAAACCACCGATTGTGTGTAGTAAACCGAGACCATAGAAGCCAAAACCTGGTAAAAACTTGAAATGAGCAAAATATTGTCTCTTTCTTTTTAATGGGTCTTGTTCTCTAAAGTTTCTAGAAATCGATAACACTTTTCCAGAACTTTGATCAAGGGTGACAATATAAGGCAACATAAGACCCGAAGGATTCCCCGCCATATCCTTGTCTTCAAAACCTTCCAAATCCAAGTCCATGTGGCATTCCAACAAGGTATAAGAGTCATCAGAATAGTTTGGACGTAATCCCAACAACTCATCAGAACGTTCTTTGATAGCTCCTTCATCTTCGCCATCGTTTGTTTCAGATAGTTCAACATCTCTGTATACTCCTGCTATTTGTAGTTTGCGAATATCATTATATGACATTCTAACTACATGTGTAACCCTTTCTGCTGTTCTTAAATCAGAAGCTGAATACGGAACAACCATATCTTCTGCTGGAACAAACTTAGAAACGGCTCTCTGTTTAGTTTCATCAAAGTAAATCTTTTTAAATGTAGAACCCGTCAACGGCAAATAAAATAGCATTTGATCAGTGTCTGGGTCATACTCTTCCATGATTTCAGTAATCTGATAGTTCATGAAATCTTCTACACGCTGAGCTTGTGCTTCAGTTTCTTGTGTTGGTGCTCCAAGAACTTGAGTCTTTACAGGTCCTCCACTTGGTAACATCTCTTTGTATGACTGTGCTTGAAACTGTGTTACGGCTTCACTTAGTAATGGATGAGTTACACCACTTGCCCCTAAGAAGGGTTCACTTCGATCTTCGTAATTTATACCAAGTAACCCTAATCCTTTAGATATGGCTTCTTCCCAATCTTCTCTAGATTCTAAGTCTTCACGAAACTTAGCTTGTATATCAGATGATAGTTCTCCAAGAATGTCATCGTCAAGAACCTCTGCGAGATTGGCATCATGTCTATATTCTTCGGTTTCAACTTCTACTGCCTCTTCATCTGCTAGTTCGATACCCTCGGGTAATTGTTCTGCTGTTTCTGGTAATTCAATCTGAAGACTATCTTCTTCGGGCATCATTTGACCCCCTGCTCCCATTGAGCCTTCTACCATTCCTGCTATTTGTCTAGGTTCTATTGCCATTATCCAGCCTTTCTAAATTTTTCAAATAAGCCACCCATAGCCATTCTAGGTATAGCTTCTTTCTTCTTCCCTAACAAGGGTCTTAAATCCAAAACTCTCATAGGATCTCTTGCTATAGTTGTTGAAATAGTTGCTTTGTCTGCTGCCGATATAGTTTGATTTTTAAGTATAGCACCTTTTTTAGCATATTCTTTTAAAACATTATCTAAATTTTTTCCGAAGACTGCTTCAAACTCTCCTGGTCCACTCCTTTGTCTTACTATTGCATAGTCTCTTCTTGATGGGAAAGCAATAAATTGTTTACCATCTTCGATGGCTTGTTCTATATTACTTCTAGCTAAGAACTGACCTGCTTTCTTTAAATTAGGAAAAGGAGCGTTTTTAAAAAGATCCTCTTTAAATACAGGTCTGTTTCCGTTTATCATCATTTCATCCGCTTCATGCTTCATCGCTCTTAGAAAAACATCTTGTAGTTTTTTATCCGTAAGTTTTTTTCTTAACTCTTGCGACAGTTTTAAAAATTTAGCAGGACCAAACTCAACAGTATCCTTTTTTAATAAGTCATTAAATGTTTTTTCATTTTGTTTTACCTTATCTTCTAAAAAAGCTATTTCTTCACCATACGCATTCTTACCAAGCCGTGCTTTTAGTATATTTAAATTATCGATAGAATTAATACTGCCATCAAAATCTATGTTCTCCATAACGGGACCTTGTCTATTTATTACTGGTCTACCATTATTAGTTTTTTGTACTAAACCCGGGACTTTAACTGTTGTTGGTTTTGTTATTGATTCAACCAAATCTAAAATAGCTTGTTTTTTATGAGCTGCTGGATTTTTAGACATTTGAGGAGAAAAAGCTGGTATTTGTCGAGTGTCCTTAATAGAATTTTCTACAAGTTCTGTCGCCATCTTATTTAAATTAATACCACTATTTTCTATAGCTTCAGTTACTGCAATGTTTAAATCAAACTTTGCTTTCTTAAATTCATCACTACCTTCTTCGGCAGCGTTAAGTCTTGCTTTTAGATTAGTAAGAGTGTCTTCATCAAAGTTTTCATAAAATTTAGGATTACTTCTAATTTTTTCAACAAATTCTGTAGTTAATTTTTGTGTCTCGTAATAGTTATTTGCTTCTGACTTCATTACATTATCGACAATATTTTTATTATCTCTTCTGGTTGTTTCACCTTTTAATTCTTTTTTAACCTTTTGAAAAAAACCAAGATCCATCGATGCTGTCTTTTTCTCATAGTCAATAATATTATTTATTTTATCATCTAATTGATTGCGAGCTAATTTAATTTTAAAATTTTCATTAACGCCAAGTTTTTTTGCATCGACAAACATTTCAAAAAAAGGATCAATTGCTAAATCTCCTCTTGAATCATATATAGTAAAAGGAGACACTGGTATGTCTGGTTTGATTTTGGACTTTTCTTTTAAAACACCAACAGCGTTCTCACCTGCTAATCCTTGTGCCGCTATACTGTCTTTTAAATCATCGTATTGCGAAAGTTGTAAATTTAAGTCTTCTACTTCTGTGCCTAGTTTTCTTATGTCATCTCTTAATTTTTTCCTATTAGTTCTAAAAGTAGACAGACCCACTCCTTCTTTTACGTCTATCTTTGCAATCTCATCAATAAGTACACGGTCCTCGTTTGTAAAAACATTTAAAAATTTTTCGTTTTTTTCTGCTTTGTATTCGGGAGTACGTCCTTCTGAATAGCCCATCCCTTTTCTGAATTGTCCTTGCATTCTTGTTAATGTGTTTTCTTCTTTTGCTATTTTGTCTTTTAATAATGAAAGTCTTTGTCCATCTAATTTAAATTCTGGAGAATTTTTATATGTAGACAAATCTTTTAACTCTTCCATATTGAGTTTTCTACCTAGTTTTTTTTGTGTGTAGTCAATAGTTTTATTGACCTTCATATCTAAATCAGCTGCTTCTTGTTTTAATTTAGCTACCACTTCCTTTTGAGGGTCAATTCTTCCCGGTAATGTTTTTAAAGATTGATTCAAATCTTTGTTGCCCGCTAAGTTCATTTGATGCTCTATCGCTATAACACCATCTGATAATCCATCATTTAGATTTGGATCTAACTTAACATCGGCATTTCTTATGTGTCCAAAATAGCCAGGATTAAGATCGGTTTCTCCATAATCATGATAGCCTTGAGGTAACAACTCGCTGTCTAAACCCTTAATCTTAGTTCCCATAAAAGAATCTTTTCTTAATTTATCTGCCGGGTTAACTTCAGTAATATCGTTAAAATGAGTAATTTTATAATCAGTTGCTACAAGATCTATATTGTAAGGCAGTTGTTCTTTTGCATTTAAAATACCTATCTCATAATCTTCTACAATTTTAGTAGCATCTTCGGACTTCATGTTGTCTGCCCATGAAGTATCCTTACGCAGTTGTTCTTTTTCTTTTAATGAGTAAGTTCTCTTGTTAATGTTAGGTTTATAAGCTCTTGCTATTTCCAACATCTTGTCTCGGGTGATGAGGGTCTTGTCTCCCGTATCAACTCGTCTTTGTAGGTAAGCCAGTAACCCCGATTCTTGTGCTTCAAGAGCGGTCGCTCGACCATTTAAAATATTTATTGCTTCTTGTGGACTAATACCGTCATTTGGTATCGACATACCTCCACGCTTGTTTATGTTTTCTAAATCATATATTAAACGAGAATAAATACTTTTGTCCGTGGACAAGGCACTTCCAAACGTAATCTCATCTGTATCTCGGTTCTTCTTGTTAATATCTATCATTTCTGGCTTGGGTTTCATGCCTCCCTTACCAGAAGCCTCGGACATTAATACTTCAGCATTGGTTCGTGGAACATCGTCCATTTTTAAAACAACACCTTCTGGTGTAACCATGCTCTGTCTTAATGCTCCCGCTATTTTCTTGGGTGCCTTTAAAGTGTTCACGATCCCCGAAACAGAGAGTGGTATAGCACTGCCCCCGAACCTCGATAGGTTTTCACCAAAACTACCAGTAGGATTTATGTTAAAAGCTTTTTGAAAAGCAATTGAACCTATACCTTCTTCAAGAACTTGACTCGGTTTTTTAGTACCAGCATATAAATCGTCCATAGACTGACCACCCGCTACGGGTAGAAACTTGGATATTAGACCACCTATGTCGCCACCCGAACCAAGTATGTCGGTGCCCAGTAACCCGAAACCTCTGACTATATCTTGTTTAGCCTTTGCTCGAAGTGCCTGCTTTTTTTCTGGAGGCATAGGAGTTGGTAGAAGTCTATCTTGACGTTCCATTAAGTAATCCTTGTTGTCTTCTTTTTATTAGGAAGCATTCTATCAGAAAAACGATTAGTAACAGTATAACCTTTAGTTACCTTTATTTTTTTAATAGGCTTTTTTTTCATTAGTAATACTCTCTTGCTCGTCTTGGATACCAGTTCTCTGGAATCTCTTCGCCTTTTAAATCGATAAACCCGCCTTGCCTAAAACGCATAACTGCCATTGTCATACTATCACAATAGTCATCATGATCGCCAAATGGAAAAGATGCAACTTCTTCTATAACATCTTCTGCAAATTTCTCTCCTTCAGGATACCATACTTTGCCCGATTCGAAAATAGGCGACACGATATGCATCCTCATAGTTTTATCAACACCCCCACCACCTTTTCGTCTGCCAGGACTGAACGTAGTAACGGGAAGATTTAATAATCTTAGTTCATCAGCCAATGGTTGACCAGATGCCTTCGCCTCAATTAGCATCAAATCTGGTTCCCAATATTCATTTTCCTCTAACGCCACTTCCTTTAGTTCTGGGAAACTCCACCTGCCCTTTTTCGCATCTAACATTATTAAATGTTGGTCACCATCTTCCTTCGGCTCAAACACACCCCAAGTTGTAATAGCACTATAGTCGGCAGTCTCTTTTTTAGAATATGCCGTATCATAACTCTGAACTATATAATCTAATCTCGGTGTATCTTTTCTCTCCCAAGGTTGCCACCAATCTCTCTTGATCATCGCAACAGCTTCCGATGTCGGGTTTTGTTGCCACTGTGCGTTCCACTTGACCGGGGACAGTGAAGCCTTGACTTTTAATAATTCATCCGTTTCCCAGAACTCGGGCCATAATGGTTTATCATTTGGAAGTATAGCTGGAAATTCTATAACCTCCCATTGATCTGCCATAGCATCCATCGCCATATTCTGTACTAATCGCCCCGTGAGGTCTTTCTTAGACCATCTTGTCTGCACAATAATGATGGTACCCCCCGGTTGTAATCTCTGTCTTGGTCCAGAAGTATACCATTCGTATGTATTATCATAAGCAACCGTGGACAGTGCATCTTGTTCCGAGTGAGGATCATCAATGATCAACAAATCGGCACCACGACCAGTCATTGCAGCACCCACCCCCGCAGCGAAATATTCCCCACCGGCACTAGTCTCCCAACGACCTGCGGCCTGGCTATCCTGTTTCAAGTCCGTTTTGGGAAAGATCTCAGCATATATGGGATCGGCAATGAGATCACGAACCTTTCTACCGAATCTTACAGCAAGTTCCGTGTTCATGGTAGCCTGAATGAT